CAGCGACACGGACAACCGATGCTTGTCCGTGTTGAAGTCCTTCAGCATGTCGCTGAACTGGGCCCGGATCAGCATGCGCTGATTTGCCAGTTCTTTTGCCTGCTGGTGCATGCGCTGGGCGTTGGCCCTGCTTTCACTGATGGACTCGTTGACGGCCTTGATCAAGGGGTTGACTTTGCGAGTGCTCATGACTCTATCCTTTCTTGGGTTTCACTGTGGCACCGCGCCACAGTGATTACATTATAACGGACAATTTGTCCGTTGTGCAAATTATTTTATCTAGTGCGCACCACTAAATCCATGTCGTTGATCGCTGACTCGATCTTGTCGCTGAGGTCGAAGTCCTCGAGTGCCGACTCCACCTGACTGGACACGTCCAGGTTGTTCTCGATCCAACGATCGATCACAACAGCGACAGCGTCATCGAACCCCATCGAGTTGTTGGCCCAGTCGTCCAGGCGATCGTCCAGATTGTCGGACAACCATCCGATGACGGTTTCCACTGCTGAGGTCTGCAGGGACTGCTTCTCAATTTCCTGCGCGACCAGCTCGCGCACCCACGCGGCGGCGATCTGCTTCTCGGGGCTCGGGCCCGTGGCCTGGGTGAAGATGTTGGCGGCAGTGTTTACCACAACCATCAGTGCGGTTGTGGCATGTGCCTGGACTTCTCCGGGCATGGCGCTGATCACCTCGTTGGCGTAAATCAGGGCCTGATCGATATCGCACCCACGGCTGCCGAACATGCTGCTGGTGTGTTTTGCGAATGGGTTATTGGTGCTCATGACTCTATCCTTTCTGATCCGGGCCGACCATCGGCCCAGTGACTCAACTGTAACCGGGGCCGTGTCCCCGGTCTAATTGTATTTTTTAATCGGGGCCCTGGCCCCGATAGTTGGCCAGATTGCGACGGGCCCGCTCCGGGCTGTACGGGTCATAGTTCCGAATCCGCGAGTGCCGGTCTGGGCACACCGACTCGCGGAACGTGATCACCATGCCCGCGCCCCGGGCACGGGCCAGGAACAGCGAGGCGTCGCAATCCTCCTCGAGATGCGCGAGCAGGCCGCGCATGTAACTGTAGTGGCTGATTGAATCGAGCAACTCGAGCCGCTCGAGCAGGGCCAGGGGCACGGCGAGCCACCCGTGCCCGGGGTCCGAGTAAAAGTTCAATCGCATAGCTCTATCCTTTCTGTGGTGGTCCGCGCATTGTGCGCGGACCGGGCAACCCGGTCCAATTGATTTTTGCTATCAGGGCAGAGCATGCAGGAACTGCAGCGCATCCTCGGGCACCTCGACGCGCAGCCACGCGGTGCCGTAGAGGTAGGGTTTGCCGTTGTGGATGTAGTCCGGCGCGGGGTTCAGGCCTGCAGCCTTCAGGGCCTCGCAGGCTTTGGTGTAGTGGTCCAAGCGGTCCGTGATGGGGTGCGCCTTGAGATATGCAGTCTGGGCAGGGCTGCCTGCCTGCATGTCGTTGAGGTGCCACCGCTCCCAGATATCGCGGAGCTGGGCCACCACCTCGGGGTTATAGCCCTCTGCGTATTCCTGCAGGTCCCACGGGCTCATGATGATTTGGCCGCCATGGTTTTGGCCCTCGCTGCCGGTGATGCTCAGGTTTTTGCCGTCCCAGTCGATGTGTACGCTCAGGCGTCCCTCAGGGGTCAGACCTACGAATGATTTTTTCTCGAATGCTTGCATGGTCTCTATCCTTTCTGAATTGCCGGGGCATCATTGTCCCGGCAATTGCACTATAGCCGGGACCGGGCCCCCGGTCCAATTGAATTTTTCAACCGGGCCAGGGCCACCGATAGCGGCCCAAAGCCCGGGGACCACGGCCCCCGGGGCGCGGACCAGGGACCGCGAACCGCGCAGCAAGCGCCACGCGCCACGTTTCAGGCGTCACGCGCCAGGGACCAGGGGCCTAGTTTCCCCTCAGGCAAATTAACCCGGCGAACCCCCCAATTGAGAATGATTCTCATTCGAGAATCACGCCCAATTGAGAATGATTCTCATTCGGTTAAGCGGCGAGCAATTCCAGGGCCCGATTTTTGAGAGCAGCACCAGTGCCGAACCATGCCGATTCAATGCGGGTGTTGTCCGAACGGCCCCGCTCATGGTCCACCAGTTCCGTGACAGCGTTTAACATGCCCCACCGCGTGCCGACGACCCCGGGAATATCCGAACCGATAGCCTTCCCGTTGAATAGCTCGAGAATGCGACGATAGGCGCGGGACTCACTCACGGGAACACCAGGGGACTTGTACGGCTCGAGCAGGGAGCGAACGAACATATCCGCATCAGTGGCCGATAGGGGCTCACCCGCCAGCTGCCGGGATTGAATCAGGAAGCGGTCCCATGCATCCGCCACGATCCCGAGGTCCTGACGAACCCGGTCGGCGTCGAATCGCTCACTGTGCAGCACCCGGACGGACTCGCCGCTGCCGAGCGCTGCCGTGATCGTGTTATGGCATACCACGCGCACGCTCGTAAACTTCGCCACTGTCGCCATGGTCCCATCGTATGACGTGCCGAGCAGCACATAGGGGCGCACCACGTCACCCCCGATAATTTCCGCGCCATCGTTGACACGGGCCAAGCCCCATACACGTTTCCCGTGACTTAGGACTCCGGCGGTCTCGAGCTGGAATCCGCCGATTTCGACCAGCTTTTCAAAAAACCCCATGACCTCGGCAGGCTGCACTACGTGGTAGCCGTCCGAAACTACGGCCAGGGCCCCGCCCGTGTCCGAGCGGTGCAGCACCTTGCGGCCCTTGAATACTTCGGGAGCGCTCGCGGCTTCGGTTTTGTAGAGTACGGGGGACTCGAGCACGGTATAGGCTAACCCGGCTTCGCGTGTCCAGGTTTCAATTGACGCGCCCGGGGTGAGTTGCTGCCCGAGGTTATGCCAGGGGGTTTCACCCGCGTAAGCTATTGCAGCGCGTCCGGTGGTGGTGTCGATCATGTGAGCCATTTTCTTTCTCGCTTTCTTGAGGGTTGAATCCGTGCGTTATTGCAGCGGATGAGTGAATGATAGTCTTTTATTGGCCGGGGTCCAATTGTATTTTTTAATCGCCGTCAGTCGTCCCATTTTCCGAATTTATCGATCAGGAACCACCCCACTACGAATATCAGGATGACCAAAATAAACATTATGCAGCCCTTCCAATGTCACCCGCCACATGATGGCGCAACATCGAGCCAGGGGGCAGCGAGCGAGCGAACCGGCGAACCGTTTCGGCATCATTGGCAGCGCCGGTTTTTTTGACGCCGTGCCACTGTATCGCAGTGGGGCCGCTCGCCGCATAACACCCGCCGCCCTCATCCGTGCCGACACGTTTCGCGCCGCTCCCATGGGCGACGAACACCACCACGTCCCGGCGATCGGGGCGAGCGCATAACGGCGAACCGTTTCCGCATTGGGCACATGTGAAGCTATCGGACAGCTCTGCAGGGCAGCGATGGAACCGCACGCCCTCCACCACCCGGGGCCACTGGTCGGCAGTGTCTCTAGCAGCAGCCAGCACAGCGGGACGGCCCGCAGCGACAGCGGCCACAGCTTCGGCCACAGAGTCACAGCTCGCATTGATCACAGTCTGGCCGGGTTTCGCAATTGGCAGGGACCACGCCGCAAAATGGGAATAGGTCCAGGCAGTGCCACGGATCGGGACAGCATCCAGCAGCGCATGCAAATACTCTAGGTCGATCGTATCGGACCCGGTTTCGCTTTTCGGGTGCAACTTGCACGTCTTCGGACACGTGCTGTAGGTTTCGTGCTCTCCGCTCCGATACGTGACAGCGATGGGACCGGTTTTGCGGTTTGACGAAATGGCGACGGTTTTGATCATGACTCTATCCTTTCTGTTGAGGGGGCCATCATATGGCCAATTGCGGGACAACGCCAATTGTATTTTTCAAATAATCCAGGCGTGCCGATAGCTTATTTTTTACGATGGGCTCGACAATAAAAACCCCATCATAAAATTCACGGCCCCACACTAGGGCGTCCCGCTTCCTCTTAAAAATCTTTGAGGGTTCACAGTTGCGGGCATGCGCCCAATACACGCAAACGGGTTTTCTCACGGCTCTATCCTTTCTGTGGTGGAGCTCTCATTATGCCACCACCGGGCAAATTGTCCAATTGTATTTTCCTATCGGTCCCCGTCGGTCGATAGCACTTCGGCCAGCTCCGCCCAGGGCATGCCACGATTCGGCCACGTGCGCAGCGGGGCGTATCGCAGGCCGTGCTCGGCAAGGGCAACAGCGTCCCGGCCATGGTAGAGATAGATTTTCCCCGGCTTGGCCAGCGTCCCCTTATATTGAATCAAGACAAAGCAGGGACGGCCCTTCATGGCGTGCCGGGTCAGGAAAGCAATTTGATGGGGCCGCAGCGCAACTTTTAACCCGCGCTCGACCACCTTCAATTCAACGGCAACAAAGCGCGAACCGATCCCCATCAGGCAATCGGAAATCCCCAGGTTTACCCGATTTTCGATGCGCTCAATATCCACGCCCAAGGGCTGCAAACCCTCGCGCACACGCAAGGCGAACGCGGCTTCAGGACCGGCCATCGTCGGGTCCCAGATCGTTGTCCCGTTCAAAGATGTCGGGGGCAGGTTCTGCCACGGGAGGGACAAATTCAGGATCGCGCTCACGGTCTATGCTCTCGATCACTTCGCCGCTTTTGGCGTCAATGAGGGCAGTCGGAGGCGGCCCGCCGTAGAGCTTGCGCAGCTCGTCGAGCTTGCGCTGCACTTCTTCTTTCGACATGCTGTCGATAGTCCCATGGCGAATCTCTTTCCGTTCAACGTAGATTGTGCCCAGGGCCTGCCCTCGGCGGTACTCGGCCTGCACTGCTGCAGCATACGCTCCCGCCTCGAGGGCCTTGTCCCGGATCATCTGCAAGTCACGCATGTGCCGCTCGTAGCTGGTGTTGTACTTCGAGTTGAGCTGAGCGCGATATTCCTGAATCGCCGCCACCACGTGCGGATTGATCTCAGGGTTGGTCAGCTTCCACGCCATGACGGACGCGGAGGTCTCAGTGTACCCAGCCCGGATCGCCGCCTCTTTCATGGTGACGCGGCCATCGCCGGTCACCAGCTCGGTGACGAACTTCCATTCCTTGGCGTTCAGGGTCTTGCGCTGTTTGCGCAGCGGGACCACCTCTCGAGACATTCTCGAGCGTGCCTTGTCCGGGGTCACCGGCGGCACGTTCCACACGTCTTTTTTGGTCATCAGGCGTTCCGCCAAAGACGCCAGCCACCCTCGACTCGGCGCAGCGAAAAGGTCCAGCCTGGGCGATGGACCTTCACAAACCGGATCGAGGCCACCCGGGCGGACTCGGCCTGCTTTTTGTCGGTGAACAGGATGCTGTCCCCGCGTTCCATCTCGTCGAACGGATACTTTGTTCGGGTCTCGGGCATCTCGATACCCTGGTCAATCTGTAACACAACTACACCCCGCAAATGTTGCACGGATTGTAAAGGCCGTACCCTCAAAAGTCAACCCATTACGCCTCAACCCCCACGTCACCGCAATTCCACCCCTCCAACCAATCCAAGGGACCCCTATAGACTTTTTCAGCCCAACAACGAAAAATATTTTTCAAAAAAGCATCTCGCGGATCTCCCCTGAAAATTACGCCTATTTTTTAAGCAGTAATGAAGTGAAATGCTCTGGAAGCCGCATAAACATTGACTTATTACGTCTATTACGCCATTACGTCCAATTTCACAAAAAAAATTTCAAAAACATACTCGACCCTAAAAAGTTCTATAGGGTTCTCAAAAAATGCATAACACCGTGGTCCGTTATGCACGATCCTGTATATACCCTCCTTTCACATAGGGAAACTACCTATGTTTTTCTCAACTTTTTGCACGCATCCGTATTGACAAGTAGCCCCACGTAGCATAGACTAAATGCCCTAACCACTAGATATCCACAGAAAGGAGAGCTAAATTATGAGTACATTTGAGACTCAAGCGCAGATCAACCAGCATGAGGAGGCGTTGCGAAATGCCAAAAAGCTCATGACACTATGCCATGAGAACTTCGAGCATCCGGTCGATGCGCTGATGGCCATGGTCCTCGGTTCGGCGACCTTGGCGCATGGTATTGGGATGACGCTGCCTCATTTGCTGGAGGGCATTGAGGCGGCATACCGCGATCTTTCAACGCAAGGAGACGAGCATGGCACACACTGAACGACAGATACCGATTGACCCTCGGTCCACGGTCCTGGGGCCCAAATCCCCTCGCATTCCCCCGTACAACACGGGCAAGGTATTGATTGGCTGCCGGTACGAGCCTCCCAAGCCTAACTACGTGGTGTCTGAGGACGCCTATCGCCTGCAAACGGCACTGTTGATGGAGAAACGCAAATGAGCACCCCTGAGCACAACGATTTGGAATGGTTGGAATATGAATGCGATGAGTTGGGAGTGGACCTGAGTTGTTTCTTTGAGTACGAGCCTGAGCAAGTGGGTTCGCGGGAGTTTGGCACGGGTTTGAAGATGGAGCCGGACTATCCGGCGACGTTCACGCTGATGCATGTGTATCTCCCGGGTTCGTCCGTGGACATTTCTCCGATCATCTCGGCGGGGTTGCTGAACGAGATCGAAGAATATGCACAGGAGGTGTTCCCCAAGCGTTGGCAGGAAAACCGTGATGCGAATTTGGAAAGCGTCGCTTACGATCGCTGGTTGGATCGGCAATGAGCGAGATTAGACCAACCATGCAGCGGGGCAACCCACGGGGAATGGAGAAGATGAACCTCGGTTCGCGGTCCCAGCGTGAATTCATTGAGTCCCAGGCCCTGGACATTTTTGCGAGCATGACCAATGGCGGCTGCACATTCCAGCAGGCTTTGGCGGCGATTTATTTGAGTGGCATGAGCGTTGGTGTTCATGCATTGAAGGAAAAATCATGAGTGAGATAACCAAAGAAGAGATGGCCCGCATGAAGGCCGATGCCAAGGCAATGACCGAGGCGATAACGGACGCGATGATGAAGGTCTCAAAGGACAAGCGCATTTGTGTGCTGTCGTCAACGAAGGTTGCGGCGGGGATGGCCCGGGCGGCGGGAATGGACATGCACAGGGCGATCCACCTGTTTATGTCGTTCTACAAGGATGCGGACGAGCACTTCAAGAAAGCAGGGCAGTGACATGTTGAACCAGGGCAATTGTGAGGACTGCCGGTATTGGTCGGAGCTGCTGACCTCCCCAGACCCTGCGGACATAGCGTCGGCATGTCTGAACCCAAAGTCGCGCAATTTCAAGCGGTACACCGTGAGCCGTGTCACGTGTTCCGAGTGGCGGGACGGGTCACGCGGGGCTATTGATCAACCGGGTATGAACCCGTATGAAGGAGAGAATTGATGGGTGAAACAACGGATGACCGGGACATCCCGGTCTTGAGGATCACCATGGAGCAGGCGGACTGCCTGATCGAGGTGAATGTGCCGGTGGCCGCGCTCCCTGGCATTTTGGACATGAAGGAGTACATGCGTAACACAGGCGCGGACATGTATGCCCGATTGCTGCACATGATGGAGATGCAAAAGCGGAGGGATGGCAATGAATGAAGAGGACGAGGCTTTTGAACGTATCGAGCATGCCCAGGGCTGGCGCAAACGTCAGATTGCCGACAAGGTAGTGCTGACCAGGGAGCTTGATCCGTACCGTGCGAGGGTTCGTAACGAGACGATTGAAGAGGTCGCTCGGGCCGTGGAGAAGTTCTCGTCCTCTTTTGGCCCTGACACGGTGGCGAGCTTTGCGATCTACATCAGGGGGCTGAAGCGATGAGCATAGAAGCAATGAAACAGGCGCTGGAGGCGTTGGAAATATTAGCCCGTTACGAAAATCCTGAAACTAGGATTCAAGTTAGGAAGCCTAAAGACGGTGGCCCAATAGTGACCATGTATCCCCATAAAGTTGCGTCAGATGCGGCTCAATCCCTACGCCAAGCCATAGAGCAGGCTGAGAAGCAGGAGCCGGTGGCGTGGATGTGGCGTTGCAAGCCTTACTGTGATTGGCCGAACTGGTCTGTTTCTTTGAAACGCCCAGCAGACTCTGGTCGTGACGGCCACCAGCGAACAGAAGGCTACGAGGACATTCCTCTCTACACCACCCCACAACCACAGCGTGAATTGGTTGGGCTGACGGATGAGGAGATTATGGAAATGCTTGACTACGGCCAATACGGTCGCGTTCCTCAGTATGCGCGTAACTTTGTCGATGCCATCGAAGCCAAACTCAAGGAGAAGAACACATGAGCAAACTTAAAACCCTGACTATCCCTGACCATCATAAGGTGCAAGCTAAGGCGGTGTTGAACGAAGCCGCTGACGAAGCGCCAGACAGCGTGATTGTGCTGTGCTTCTGGAAAGATCGGGGCCAGTTCAAGATCAAATCATCTACGATGCCGGACAGGTTGATGATGATTGGTGCATTGGAAGAAGCAAAGAACCATGTAATTATGAAGGGGTATGCAGAATGAGCACAGACTTTAATTTTCAGAAAGCACGAGAGGCTTGGGGTAATGGGGCGGTTGTTCCTACGCAAAGGGTATTTCAAGAATGGCTAAACAATCCGCTGACCAAGGCACTCAAGCAGTCACACCAAACCGAAGTAGACGCAATTGTTAAAGACTCTGACCGCGCGTTTGACTTGCTACGCCGAGCAGAGACAGAGATGCGTTACGCAGGGTGGAACAAGTACGAGTCAGACAACAGCGCTCGCAACGGAGTGTATGAGCAGATCAAACATTTTTTGGAGAGGCCATGACTTGCCCAGACTGCGAATACCACAAGCAACGCGCCGCACGTTGGAGAGCTGAAGCCTATAAGCAAGCGGGAAATGATTTTATTGAGTTGCCCTGGGTTGGGCTGACTCAGCAAGACATCGACATTGCCTTTGATGACACGCAAGAGGGCGGGGGATTTAATGAGTTTGCTAGGGCGATTGAACAGACATTGAGGAGAAAGAACACATGAAAACACTAACCTGGAAAGCCTGGGGCATCAACCAGTGGGTGCTGGAAGCAGCCGATGGGGAAGTGCTCGATGAGATCAGCCGTGGCATGGCGGATGAGTTGTACTGGCTAAAAAGCAGCAGCAAGAAGTACACATCCCTGGAAGCTGCGAAGAAAGCTGGTTTGAAAACAAGAGAACTACAAGGAGATGATGAATGAATGGAAGAGAACTACAAGATTACATCGAGTGGCTAGGCGTTCCGCGAGGAGAACTGGCTGAATACCTGGGCGTGGACTACCGGACCATGACCCGTTGGCTGAATGGCGAGACACCCGTGCCGCGCATGCTGGAGATCATCATCAAGGCAGGCGCGATCCAGGTTGAAGACATACAGGAGACTGTCACTATCACCAAGAAAAAGATTGTTTGACAGTGCGCCCTACGGGGCGTACACTATGCGTACACAAGAAAGGATACCATGAGAAAGCGCAGCAAGTACCGGCCCAAAGGATTGATCTCTGATCCGTTGTCCTATGTCCTTAATGGAATGAAAACGGTGGGGTCTATCAGTGCCGGTACCGATCTCATGATCAAGAATCATAGTTGCCTGGACGCCATTCGCAGGGGCGAGGCGACTCGAGATGACATTGACGTGGTGATTGCTGCGCTGAACATGACAGAGGCTTTGGCTCTGATGCATATTGGCGAAGACTGGCAGGTTGAGATTCGGGCCGCGCAGGACGCTCTGTACGCCGTGGGAAGCAGAGGAGCGCAGACTGGCAAGTTTATTCTACGCGGACCCGAACTCACCTCATTGAATCTGGGCATGCAGATTCATGATGCACAGTTAGCAGTCTCTACTGTAGCAGAGTTGGAGAAGGCGATTGATCTGGTGCGCAAGACAATCGTTGCGAAGAAAGCGCGACCCATCATTCCAAGAAAGGAGAACACGTGAAAGAACTGACCTATGAAGAGTTTTGCAAGCTGCCCTACAAATACATCTGGGGGCTCAACGGTGGCTCGGGTGCGCATCGCATCTACGTCAACGAAGAGCATGGCTTGCAGATCGACATCATCACCAAACGCAAGGTGTTCGACGACATCTACAGCGGCTGGAAAAAAGAGAAACGCATCTACTCGCTAAGCGGGGACAGACGCGACTTCAAAACACCCGATCAACAGTATGTCGCTTACATGGAGAAGGTCTGTGGAATCGAAACGACTGACTGAAGAAGAACTCAAACGCTGGTGGCCGTTTGATCGCTTGGACCCCAAGCGCTTTCCCAAGCCAACCAAACAACCCGATTACCCAACTGACGCTGAGGAAGCACCGATATGAAACCGATCTCACAGAAAACACTCAACATGATCCAGTACTTCAAGGATCACCCTGCCATCTCGGTGGCCAAGGTGGCCAAGAAGTTTAAGACGAGCATGCCCTACACCTACAAAATCCGCGCACGAGCGCGTGAGGAGTCTTGGCAGCCGCCTGAACCGTTGCCTGTGCCGGAAATTCCAAACATGGACGTAAAGGCTTACGTAGAAGGCACCAACGTGGACACGGTCCTTGACACGCGGGCCTTGGATTACGGCAAGTTCAAAGACGGCGCTGCGCTCATGCAGGCAATCAAGCGCACCATGGCTGAGCATGCTCAGAAGCACGGCAAGACCTTTGCGGATGACCAGTGGGAAGCGTTGGAGATGATCGTCCACAAGATTGGCCGCATCGTCAATGGCAACCCTGACAAGGTGGACCACTGGACTGACATTGCTGGCTACGCTAAGCTGATCGCTGACCGGCTTGAGGGGAAAGTACGGTGAAAAAGATCACCCCTGAAGAAGCGCGGGCCTTGGTCCTTGCTCAGTTGCGCTTGCATGGGTATAAGGGTCGCACGTCTGAGCTGGCGGAATGGACGGGCCTGCCGTCCTCTGTCGTTCGCC